ATTGTTAGTAGTACATCAACTAATCCTTGGTTTAAAGAAACAAACCTTATATAACGTTTATGAAAGAAGAATATAGACCCCTACCCTCTATTGTTTACTTAGCAGAAAGTACAATAGAGGGTTTTGGTATCTTTGCACAAGACATAATACCTTACGATACAGTTATAGGTGTAACGCATGTAGCTCATGATAAGTTTAAACATGGGTGGGTACGTACACCATTGGGTGGTTTCTTGAACCATAGCGAATATCCTAACTGTAAATACAAGTATGTAGATAGAGAAATCAAAGCTCTTGTAACTGATAAAGATATTATGCCCGAAGAAGAACTAACAGTTAAATACACTCTATATGAGGTTCTTACAACATGACGGACAATCTATCAGAAATGCGAGAAGTAGCTCTTAAAAGGGCTAATTACGCGTGTGAGTGGGCATACTGCACGGATAATAAATGGTTAGAGCTAGCACACATAAAAGGAATTGGTATGGGTGGTAGTAAGAAACGTAAGTTTGACCTAGATAATGTAGCTATTCTTTGTAAACATCATCATGATATATATGACGGAAGACAAAGGGTTGGTACTAGCGTAGCGTATAGAGAACTACTAATGGGATATTTGCAACGAGAACCTACTTCTTCTTTGTAGCTCTACTCTTTTGAACCTTTTTTAAATCTATATAACGACCCTGCTTATACGCTTTAGCAGTGGCTTTAATCTCTTTAGCAACAGATGACTTGCTATTTTTTTTATTCTTAAGATATTTGGCAGGTACGCCTTTCTCATATTTAACTTTTCTTCTTGGCACGTGAACCTTTTTTTATGTCATTATCTTGAGAATGACCACCCCTAATAAAACTGTTAACTCTCCCCATAGCCCAAGCTGCCATGGAAGCAGACTTACTACCTGATGATAGATATGCTCCTTGCCCTCTCCTATAAACTTGAGCAAGCTGTCCGTATGTATACTTTGAGTTCTTTGCTTTGTTCTGTAAAGTTTTTTTGGTACTAGCATTAATAGGTTTTCTAGCAGGTTTCTTAGCCATTACCACTTAACCTTGTGTGACCAATAACGTGCAGATAATTTATCGGGGCTTTTATCTTGTGCATTATGACGTGCGTAATAAGACTTTTAACGTGCTTTATCCTTTTAACTTTTAGGATTTTTACCTGCACCACGAACCCCTTGTTGACCAAATCTAATTAATTTTACAGTATCATCTTTTTTCGCAAGTACTGCGTGAGATTTAGTCTTATGTTTAGGTGTTCTCTTTGGCTTGTTGTAACCTGCAAAACGTTCTCCACGATAAACGATTGGCATAAGTTACTTCTTTACTTTTTTACGTTTAGGCATGTAGCGTTTTTTCTTACCTGTTTTATAGACTGGCATATTATTCTCCGTATCTTTTACTAATAGAACTATACTTTTTCTTTAAAGGTTTCAACGCTGATAAATAAGCGTCAGCTCTCATACTTAACTCATTACTTAAACGTGCGTATCTTTTAGCTTGTCTTAAAGAACTTTCACGTGCTGTACCCGAAGCTAATAATTGTTTACTAGCTTTACGCATTTCATCAGCAACACGTAACTCTTTGATAATGCGTTTCTTAGCTTTATCTTCGTTCTGCATTTTAGGTTTTTCTTGAGCCATTATTTACTAACTTGGTTGACGCCACCTTTGGTAATTTGTTTCTTAGCATATGTTTTCACAACAGCTAATGCTGCACCACCACCTGCTAACGCAGCTAACTGAACTGTCTCAGCTTCTACACCAACAAGAGGGGCTACTGTCAAAGCACCAATAAACGCTTCTACAAAGGTCCATGCGGTTCTTTCTAACATATCTTTAAGGTCTGCACTCATCTTATACTCCCATGCTTCATTCCAAGGTGTCCACCCAACGTTCTTCTTGAACGTGCCGTCTTGGTTTCTTTTTCTTTTAAACTTAACAAACATTATCTATTGTACTTATAAATTTTGTTTGCTTGAGTTCCGTAAATCTTACTTGTTTTTTTAACTTTAGGTTGTTTACTTGCCCATTTAGCTACATCATAAACATCTTTGACGAGCAGTGCTGTACCAACTCCAGGTATTAAACGTGATGCACCTTTAACTGCAACCTTTGCACCTCTAGTAAGTAATGCTTTCTTTGCAGTAGCTGACATAGGTTTACTTGCTTGTTTAATAAACTTTTGATTTATTGGTGATGACTTACCACCATAACCTTTTAGTGGGTCTAGTTTAGGTTGATAACGAGTTTCAGGTACAGTTTTATATCCTCTACCTTCTTTAACTTTTATCATTTTACCAGTTGGTTTAAATGGTCCTTTTAATCTTTGTTTAGTTACTGGTTGTTGACTTGGGGCTACATAATCGGGAGATGGAGCATAAGGAGCTTTTGGTACATACCTTGGGTCTCCAACTTTAAAACCTTTTACAACTGTAGTAGGCATTGGTTTACTTGCACCTGGAAGTTTACTAAATTTAGGTCCTTTGTATTTAGACCTAGCTAACTCTGCAGGTGACGCTTTATAAACTTTTAAATTTGTACGTTTAGCTACTTGTTCTTTATATATTTTTTTTGGCTTACCAGGTCTATTAACTTTGTAATCACTTTCACGAATGTTTTTATAAATGTATTCATTCATAGCAGCGACTTTAGGTTTGCCTGAAGTCTTGTATGTTTTCTTTTTCTTAGCCATTATATAATATTTCTGCCATCTATTTTAGCACTTAATTTCAAAACATTTCCATTAATCTCTTGTAATTTTTCTTGTACGTCATCTAACTGTACAGATGAATTGTCAGATTTCTGTACACTATCTGTCAAGTTAATTTTAGAATACTCAATAGTTACAGGGTTTCCTATAAGTAATTGTTTAGCTATCTTGTTATATAGCTTGACGTATGCATTACCACTGCTACCTACAAAACCATCTTCGCTTACATCAAGGTCTTGTTGTGTTTCTCCAACTATAAGACAACCTGATGTATGTTCGTCTGTATTGCCTGAGTGTATAAGGATATAAGTAAAACCAGGAACATCTTGTAAGTGAAGCATACCATAGTGACTATTGCCATAACGTTTCTTATATCTTTCATGAAACCCACCAACTGTTCTAAACTTAATGTCATACGTACCCTCAGGTATACAAGTTTCATGCATAACCTTAACCTCTTGATATTGGTCTTCAAGCGTATAACACTCAAATAAACCATCAATAAATAGTAAACCATTTGTTGCGTCTCTACCGAACTGTGTTCGTATCACCTGTAGTTTCACTACTTATCTCCGCAGCTACAACTTTCGCAGCATTCCATAATGTCTCCTAATCTCTAAAACTGATTGTTAATAACCAAACAGCTAGTGTAATTATAGTAGCAAGTCCTGTGATTTGTTGTGCAGAACCAGTAAGTGTAAGTGTAGCAATAACTAAACCAACCAAAGTCCAACTAAGGTTAAGTGTTTCTTTTATTGCTTTGACAAACCAGTTCCATAGCTTGTTAATCATAGACTTCTCCTAAATACAAAAGCCGCTATAGTAGCTATTCTAGTCAAAATAACTGGCACTACAACTTCTTGTGCTTTTTCCTTTTGGTCGTTAGTCATGTCATCTCCTATGTTACTTAGTGTTATACCTTCAAAATTAAAATCTACAAATGTTTCTATTGGATTTTTTAAAAATGCTTCATATTGTATTTCTGTTACAACATCAGCAAGTGTGTAGTTTTCTACATTTGCATTTTTTACAGCACGTTCTACATATTCTTCTACAGCTTCAGCTACAACTTTATCTTTTTTGACTGCTTCAGCAATAATCTCAACATCATTTTTTTGTACTTGTAATACCTCTGCAACAACTGCAACTTGTTCTTCAGATAAATCTTTTACATTCTCAATAGCTTCTTCAACAACAGCTTGTACAACTTCTTGCACTTCTTCAGTAGCTTGGTTTAGGTTTTGTACACCAATGTCATTGACTTGCTCTATAACTTCTATTACTTCTTCAGTAGTAACTTCTTCTATAACAATGTTTTTAATAACTTCTTCAACTTCAACAACTTCTATAGCTACTTCTTCTTCAGTAAGTTTTACAATATCTTTTTTAACATTTTCCTGTACTGGCTCAACCAAAACTTCCTCTGTAATTTCTTTAACTTCTTCATCTAATTCCTCCTCAACTATAGTTACGACAATATCTTCTTCTACAATATCTTCTTTTATAATAATTATTATTTCGTCAGGTATTTCAATGATAATTTCTTCAAAGTCAAATTCTTCTTCAAGCTCCTTAACATCAATTTTGATTTCCTCTTCAACAATATCTTCTTCTTTAATAGGTTCAGGTTCTTTAACTTCATCTTTAGGCTCCAGTTCAGGTACCACAACATCATCATCAGGAAGCTCTTCTTTGGTATCTCGTTCTTCATCAACAACTATTATAACTTCTTCTTTAGGTTCTTCTTTAGGAATATTACAATCTCCACGCTCTATCTGTGCATCAGTCATATAACAACCAAATTTATCTTCATTAGCTTTACGCTGATTATCTCTATCAACAGTTCCATCTTCTACTTCGTAAATTTCATATTCTGCTTTAGAACCATCTTCCATTACAACCTCTACCTTTTCAGGTTCAGGAGGTGGAGGTGGTGGAGGAGGTGGTAAAGGTGGCAAAGTTGTAGTAGTTGTTGTGGTTGTAGTAGTAGTTTCTTGCACCACTTCTTCTTTTACTTCAGGAACAGTAGTTGTAGTTGTTGTTGTAGTAGATGTATCATTACAAGTTACGCTTGGTGAAGACCAATCAGTTTGCTCATCACTCCAAGGTGTTTGATTAGGTAAAGCTATGCTTCTTTCTGCAGATATTGTACTGTAACTATTATCTGTGTCATTGTCTGACCTAACTCTGTAATAGAATGTACCTACTGGTAACTCAAAATATGTTCTAAGAGATGTCAATGTAAAGTTATAAGTATTCCAATTGTTGTCTGTATGACCAAAATCTGTAGATACACAATAACTACTAGCATCTACACCAGTAGCCATAGCAAAAAATATTGTGTATTTGTTAGGTGGACTATCTTCCCAACCATCAGAACTAAGTATTTTAATTTCTAAGTATGGGTCTGCATCTGTAGGTGTAACAATGTTTTCTTCGTAACCATAAGGTT